ATGTTGTAGCCATTAGTTACTACCTTTCTTAGATTGCGCCCATTAGCGCAAGGATATAGTTGTTATCAATTGCTGATGTATCTACAACAGCCCATTCAAGACCAGTTGCTGTAGATGAGTTTGTTCGTAAATATAAACCATTTGCACCAGCGGTTAATTTACCTGGTGTATCTGCGCTAGTGGCAACTAGAATGTCACCCTTTGCGTCAAAGAGTGAACGAGCAATTGCATCTGCCATTTCAAATGCTGTGAAGGTAATAATCTCTAGGATATCTCCAGCAGTTAGTGCTGCTAGTCCTGTGATGCTTGTACCGTTTGTAGCATTGTAATCAGATGTACGAGCAAGAAGAACACCGTTAAGGTATACCTGCTCCTTACCTGGAATGTAAGCAAGCGTTAGTCCGTTATCATCTGGACCAGACTCTGTTGTCTCTCCGCCTGCTGCTGTGTAGCGGTATCGGTAGATATCTGCAGTAGATGAGATTGAACCCCATGCAGAACCTGTCCAAGCAAACATCTGATTGGTTACTGAGTTCCAGTAGATAGCACCTGTAACTAGTGGGTTTCCATCATTGTCTACTGTAGGTGGAGTTGACTTAGCACCTAAGTAACGGTCATCGAATGAGTCGTATGATGCGGCAGCAGCGGCAGCACTTGCTGCAGCAGCGGTAGCAGAACCTGCAACAACATCTACGTATACCTTAGTAGCAGCATCTGTATCACTTGTAGGTGTTCCTAGTCCAGTTACCTTGTTGGTATTGGCATCTAGGTTGCCAAGTAGTTGACCAGTTGTACGATTTAAGTATGTTCCTGAAAGAACTACCGCTCCAGTTAGTCCATCAACAGATAGAACTGCATCTGTTGGTGTAAGAAGTTCCTGCCAGTTAGCAAGAGTAGAAGCAGGTGTCGCTGTAAGAATGAAAGACTTATTGACATCTGTACGAACTGCTACGTCACCAGTCTGTGCAGTTAATGCAAGCATATTAGCCTGAGAATTAACTACAAATGTTTCTGAGATAGCAAGTGCAGGTAGATGGTCGATAGGTACTTTGCCTGAACCATCAAGTGGAGCAATACCATTTGCAGTACCAAGTTGACCATTGATATAACCAAGAGATACAGCGTCACCGCTGTCAGTCGGTGTAGCAAGGTTTGTAATCTTTTGGCTGTTAAGAGAGACAGCATTAGTAGGTGCTGCCATCTGGTCTAAACGAGATGTACGAACCTGTGTATCAAAATCTGAGATAGTAGATGCTGCCTGTGTGCCAGTGTGATTAGCGCGAGCCAGTGGGTCTACTGCCAACTTGCTAAGTGCAATGGCTGCAGATGCGTTGATGTCAGCATTAACAATAGTTCCATCTACCAAGTCAGCAGATGTAATTGTTCCACCAAGGTTCAACTTTGTCTTAGTAATAGCAGCAGTTGCAGAAATATCTGCATCTACAATAGTTGCATCGGCAATCATTGTGCTTGTTACTGTGCCAGTATCGCTAGTCTTAATAAGAGTTGCACTAGCAGGAATATCAGTCCCGTTAATAGTTGTTGCTGTTGCAGCACCTAAAACTGGAGTTACCAGAGTAGGACTTGTAGCAAATACTGCTGAGCCTGTACCTGTCTCATCTGTAAGAGCAGAGCGAAGGTTTGCACTCGATGGAGTTCCAAGGAATGTGGCTACACCAGTTCCAAGACCAGAGATACCAGTTGATACTGGAAGTCCAGTTGCATTTGTAAGAGTACCAGATACTGGTGTTCCAAGTGCTGGAGTAACAAGTGTTGGACTTGTCAGTGTCTTATTAGTAAGAGTCTGAGTAGTATCTGTGCCAACTAGAGTAGTTGTTGCATCAGGAATAGTTACAGTACGGTCAGCAGTAGGGTCTGTGACAGTAAGTGTAGTTTCGAAGGCATCTGGGGTAGCACCCTCAAATACAAGGTTTCCATCACCAAGTGTGAGGTTTGTAATTGTAGGTGTGTTAAGGATTGGGGATGTAAGAGTCTTGTTGGTAAGTGTCTGTGTATCTGTTGTTCCAACTACAGAAGATGAGTTAGAGATACCGTGTACGCCTGTAGAAGCCTCGATATGGGTATTTGCTTCGCGGTAGTCACGACCGATAGCCATGTGACGAACAACTGCTCCAGCAGAGTGAGCCTGAGCAGATGAGCCATCGATACCACGTGTTATTGTAAAGGTATTGGTGGATACCGCCGTGGCATCTACAATTTCTTCAAGTGCTGTATCTGGGTCTAGTACGATAGTAAAGGTTGTGCCAGCAGGGATGGTTACACCACCCATGAGCGCTGAACCTGAAACGACGAACATTGACGTTGCACCAGCGGTGATTGCGCTTGTCAGCGTTGTTTGCTGGGAGCGAGAGGAGTAATTGCGTGTTGTCATTTATATTCCTATCGAGTATAATGAATTCGTGGCGGGTATTGACCTTGCATTGCTGACACTTCTTCGTTCAAACGTTGTGAGTAAAGAGCAAAGAGTTGTTTTGTTGCTGATGCACTTGCACCGTATGGGCGCTTGCCATCTGTTTCGTCCGCCTGTGGGCTGATTTGACCCGCACGTGCAGGGTCAAGGTAAGCCAATAATCTGTATGATGCACCAAGAATTACAATGTCACGGGCTGATTCAGAGAATCCAGTAGTGTCTGTAAATACATCTGTATTGTTTACAAATGGTGTTGGTGGTGTTGCATACATAACCTTTACTGTACGTCCTGGAGTAATCCAGTCGTAGATAGTAACTGTTTGTGAGCCCGAACCCCAAGTGTCTACATCTGCGAATGGGTCGAAGTCCCAACGCTTGATACGAATCCATTCCTTAGAAGGACCTGTATCCTGCCATGACATAGTAAGGATATTCTCAATGCCTAGGTTTTCAAATTCATATGTATTAATTGCTGCATTAAATGGGAAGGTAGTCTGTTTGATAGACAACAGGCTTGCACCCATTGCTCGGATAGTATCGTTGATTGCCTTTTTAACTACGTAGCGTGGGAAGATAGGTGAGATAGTTACCTTTGCATCAGCAGCATGTGTAGTTGCTGGTGTTCCTAAGTAGCCACGTCCATATGGTGAGACGGTTGCTGTATTAGATACGCGGTCAAATGAGTCAACCCACATCAACTCTTCATCAATCTCAAGGATACCCTTACCTACGTTGCTTGTATCTCCTAGAGATAGGATTGTAGGTGCTGAACTTGGTGATGTGAGTGTAGTGACTGCAGTCTTAAGATATGTTGAACGGTCCTGTTGGTATGTATAACCTGAAAGGTTGATAAGGACTTCATCAATCATCTGTGCTAAAGTTGTCATAGGTCTATGCTCCTTAATGCAACAACGGCTGATAGTCCAGTAGTTCCTGCTAATTCATTACAGATAGCGTTCATCATCTTGTAATTATTAGGCTGACGGTTTGTGTCGGCTTTAATATTTAATGCTGCTATAATACCTAAGCCGCTAGTGTCAGCATAGTTATTTGCTGCACCTTGCTCAGATTGGTATGCATCTGGTGTGGGATATGTTCCGCCATTTGCAAGACGATTTAACTCGTCAGCAAATGTGCTACCTGCTACTCCTGTTGCCATTACCACTTCACCTTATCTGCCCAATACGCGGCACTCATCTTACCCTTAGCGATGTTTTTAGCATGACGAGCCTTGAAGGAAGCCTGACGTGCTGTTGGCTTCTTATCTCCAGTAACGCCCTGCTGACCAAAGCGAATAGTCTTGACCTTGTTTCCTTCTTTAGCCACAACAACGTGTGACTTCTTTGGGTGACTTGGTGTACGCTTAGGCTTGTTAAAGCCTGCTACTCCTGCTCGCTTTAGTCTTGGGTCCATTATTTTTTCTTCGCCTTCTTAATAGTCTTCTTTGCTTTTGACTTGCCTGCCTCAGAGAGAGCAATTGCAACAGCCTGCTTAGGGTTTCTAACAACCTTACCACCCTTACCAGAGTGTAGTGTTCCCCGCTTAAACTCTCCCATTACTTTCTCAACTTTATTCTTCATCGGTTCTTGTTATCCTTAAGCCACTTCTTTAGCATTGCATCATAACCAGATGGAGACCATTCCTTGATTACACCAATGCGAGGCTTTGCTGTAGGTGTGGGAGATTTCTTTCCCAGGTCACCCATCTTGATAGTTGTACCACGACCAGTGGTTACAACAACTTGAGACTTCTTGGTAGCCTGTGGGCTAGGAGTAGTCTTTGGTTTTGGATTTGCCATTAGCACTTACACGCCTTATCTGACTTGCCGCACTTGCGGCACTTGCCTGGTTTACGGACTGGCATTACTTCTTCTTACCCATCTTCTTCATGGACTTCTTGGCTGTCTTCTTAGCCATCTTCTTCTTGCCCATCTTCATTTCCATCATCTTCTCAGCCTTGGACTCCATCTTTTCGCCCATCTTATAAGCCTTGTTCTTCATCATTATGCTTGTCCTATCTCTTTCATTACCGCTGCGGTTGATTTGTTTACATGCTTTGCATCAGGCATTGAATTAGCGTTGTAAGGCTTATTCAATACTTCGGAGGCCGCTTCTGCCTCACGAATCTTTTCCATCGATGTACCACCAGGCTGTATGCCCTGGGCCTTAGCGTTAGCGTATGCAGATAGTTCGCTTTCGAATCGCTTACGTGGAGCGTTTCGCTGACTGTTAGCATCGCCAGTATTCATCTGAAGTCCTCTGGCTTTACAGCCAAAGCAATCAGGTCCACACTTGGTGTGGTCTATAAAGATATTGTTCTCGTCAGGGAAAGGCTCAGTTGATGTAGCATCACAATACACACACCCATATAATGCTGAGTATGGAATCATGTCTCCATCTACTAACCTATAAGCCCATTCAAGAACTTTGCTTGTATGTTCGTGTCCCATATGTCCCTTATACTGCTGTAAAGTTTGCTTCCGTTACACCAACGCCACCAGCAATAAGTGCTGCCTTTGTTGTATCATCTACAGTATACTTGCTACCACCAAGATAAACTTCTTGGTATGTATCTAAGTCACCATCGTATGGGTAACGAACCTGACGGTAAGTCCCATCAACCCTGATGATAGTGATTCCACGTGCTAGTTTGTAGAATGTAAAGAGTCGCTGAACTCCTTCAAATCCTTCGTCGACGGTTGGTGTCTCGAAGATATAATCTGTCATGACTCCTCCTTTAGTGGACTCACCACCAGGCAGGGTTTCCCCTGCCCAGCAGTCAATTAACTACTTAGTTAGCAGCGATTGCTGAACCTGATGTGATTCGGTAAAGAGCCTCATCGCGGTATACTGCAAAGCCGAGTACGCCGTACCAACCCATTGGGCGGAAACGCATCAACTTATCAGTTACGTTACCGATAACTACGTGTGGTTCTTCTGCTACGGCTTCTGCCATTGCTTGTGAACCTGCAACGATTGTATCGAATACGCGTGTTACTGGAGTTACTGTTAGAGTATTAGTTCCAACTGTACCTGAGTTAGCAACAGAAACTGTAAGTGTAGTGTTTGTTGCACCAACTGAGATTGCTGTAATCTTAGCAGCAGTACCTACGTTAGTTCCAGAGATTTTATCTCCGACCTCAGCACGACCACCGAAAGCAGCATTTGCTACTACGATAGTGAACTCGCCAGAAACTCCGCTAACTGCAGGAGCAGTTGCTAATGGTGTCTGGTCTGCACCAGTCTTAGCGTTGTATAGACGTGGTGACTCTACGAAGAATGCGCCTTCGTACTCACCGATTTCTCCAGCCCAAATCTTGCTTGATTCAGAAGCAGACTGTGACTGTGGGTAGCGCCATCCAAGGTCGCCTGTCTCTGCACGAAGGTCGTGTGAAACTTGTGGGTGGATACCAACCCAGTATGCATTTCCGCGACGGCCCTTGGCCTTGTTGGAACGCAACTTTGCAACAGCCTTACGGATGTCTGCTGAGTCTAGAGTATCTGCAGCATCTACAGTTGCAACTGATGTTGCGTTTCCTGCGTAGATGTTGTTTGAACCTGAGCGTAGAGTTGTCATTGCAACCTGGTCGATAGAATCTGCCAAGTTGAATGCAATCATGTTAGCGATTGCTGGGTCTACATCTGCAAGTGAGAAGAGTTCCAATGCGCGAGTTACTAGAACTGCGTTACCGTACTCATTTAGTGTTACTGTAACCTGTGTTGGTGTTGACACCGCTACTGCATCTGGGTCAACTGTTTCGGTTAGTGTTGATGTCTTAGCATCAAGGTCAACGTACTTCTGTAGAACTACGGTTGAGCCAGGAATTGATTGCTTTGCTGGGCGCTTATCTGCGACAGAACGAATTAGTGGTTCTGAGCGGAGAGCGAACTCGAGAAGGCGGTCGTATGCCTTCTGTACGAGACCAGCACCACCAACTGTGCCACCTAATGAGGTGGACGAGGTATCTGTGTATGCCATTTTTTTTAGTCTCCTTGACTATGAACGGATATTATTGTTGACTCTGCATTAAGGACATGAGTTCTTCCATAGAACTTGCATTGTTCATGCGTTGCTCAAGGTCCTGTGCTCGGTCTGGTGTAACGGCATTCTGTGTCATTACATCTTGCTGACGTAGTGTAGCGAGATTTTGACTATCTGGTCTCTGAGAGACTTCAATGCCAAATAAGTCAGCGTTCTCGTCGAGCCAGTTTGTAACTGCTTCTTCTGAGAAATCACCGTCTAAGTCCTTGAGGACTAGACGCGCTGCCTTCTGGTTTACACCCTTTTGTTCTAGGATAGCCTTAACGGTTGACTCACGCTGCGCCTTGGAAAATCCCTCAAGTTGCTCAGTAAGTTCCTTGATACGCTTTTCATCAGCACGCTTGGCTTTACGTAACTTTTTAAGTAAGTCACTGCCGTCCAATTGCGCCTCATTTTCGGTATCGAGGTCATCGTCTTCTTCATCCCAGTAGTTGTTGCTCATAGCAACCCACCCTTCTATTCGTTGTAGTTCGCAGGCCTCAGTTCAGTTCGGGGAAACTGGCTGGCTCCTACTCTCGGTCTATTACTCTGACGGGGCCGATAGGTCCGTTCAGGATTCTAGAATTGGCCTATGCTAGGTGTAGATAGGCTTGTCTTTGCTGCACCAGATGAGCCGCTAAAGGCTGCAATTTCACGCTGTGTGAGTTTCTGGCGCTTGCGCTGTGCTGATGCAAGTTGGTTGAATACTTCTTGTTCGCCTTCGGCTTGTCCATACTCTTCTAAGGTTGTACCATAGATGTCGGATAGTTTCTCTGCAGTTGGAAGAATATCTGCGATAGTCGCATAACCCTTTTGTGCTTCTGCTTGAGATACACCTTGTGCTGCAAGTTGCTCTGCAACTGACACACCAGCGGTAAGTCCCTGACGACCTGCTGCTACACCAATTTCTGATGCTGCAATCTGACGTTCAATCTTCTGGAACTGTTGTTCTGGGTCAAGTACATAGCCAACCATATCGGTTGCACCGATACCGTAGTATTGCTTGAGTTGGTTAACAATAGCAGGGTCTGCATTTTGTACACGCTGTACTGCCGTGACAACACGGTTGGAAAGTTCTGTTGGTGACATATCGTTAGCAATAAACTGTCTCACGTATGCATCATTGTCAAACTGCTTTAATCCGTAAGCACGTAGTACTTGACGATATGAATCTTCAACATTGACATACTCCGCAGGAGTTAATACTGCTAAGCCCTTCTTAAGGCGGTCAGCGTTTGCTGCAAATCGTTGCTGGTATTCTGGTGTCTCTTGCAACTGTAAAGTAATTGTTGCCTCTGTTGCACCTTGGATAGCAAGTTCTTTAATCTTATTAGCAAGTCCAGTAAGACCGTACTTATTAAAACGGTCCGCCATTGATGCGTAAACACTCATGCGCTCATTGTATTTAGCAGCATCTGCTGCTGCCTTATCCGCTGCAGTATTGCCTGAAAGTTGCTTTGTCAATGCAGCAATCTGGTCTTGTAATGCCTTAAGAGATGCATTAGTTCCTGCATTAGCCGCTGCTAGCGCTGCTGCAGCCTGTGCTGCTGCTAGTGCTGCTGCTTCTTGTGCAGCCTTTGCTGCTGCTGCTTCTGCTGCAGTTCGCGCTGCCGCTGCTGCGGCATCTGCTGCTGCTTTGTCGGCTGCAGCCTGTGCTGCTGCTGCCTTTGCAGCATCCGCTGCTGATGTATCTTCTGCAGGTGTTTCAGTTGGTACAACAGGTGTTGTTGTCGCTACAGAAACTGGAAGTCCTAAATAAGCCTTTTCTGCATCAGTTAATGCCTGACCAGAAGTTAACTTTCGAACTGCAATTTGTCCTTGAGCAGGAGTTAAGGTAGGGTTGTTAGGTACTGTGTTTCCACCATCATCAACCATCATTACATTTGGATTGTATCTCATTACATCAATCCCCAATCCTTCATAACCTTATACTGCATAGAGTCAATTGAGTCTCTAGCATTATTTGTAAACTGCCAACGTGGGTCAGAACGTAAGTCTGATTCAAACTGCCATAGTGGCTTGCTTGTTGGCTTGCCGTCTGGACCAATGTATTGTAAAGCCTTGTTAAGAGTTGGGTCATCGTAACCAATAGAATCTGCATCAATCTCAAGAAGAGTAGCCATAGATGACTTGTAAGCAGATGCTAATGCATCAACAGTTACACCCTTCATAATCTGGTCTGCAAATGCTGGATACTTACTTGCTGATTCAGTTTTGATTAATTCTTCAACCTCTGAGTCAGTAATGCGATTTGCGAATAAGTCAGCACCCCACTGGTTGTACTTAGCCTCAGTATATGATAATCCATATGAGCGGGCAGTATTCTTGAAGTCTTGGATTTGGCTAAGGATAGTTCCGCCGAACTTACCACCAAAATCATTTGATAATGCAATAGATGAATCTAATTGAGTATCAGTAAGATTACCAGAATATGCTTTCTTTAGCAAGTCAGTAAGTTCTGCATCTTCAACTCGAACACCTAATTTGAATAGGCGATTCTTTTGATTAGAAATATAAGCAGCCTCGTCAGCAGCGTATACTTCTGGTTGATTCTTACTTAATGCAAAACGTGAAGCAGCGGTCTTACCTAATTTTAGGTAGTAGTTAGACTGGAAGTATGCATTAAGTGCTGCGGTTTGGTCTCCAGCAGCCCATAGGTCGTAGACCTCTTGTAGTCCTCCAGGACCCTTACCATATGTAGGGTCATCAAGAAGTGCTCGAGAAAGAACAAAGCCAAGGCTTGCTGTTAGTCCAGATGTATCAACACCACTAGCAACCCAACCATTATTGTCATCCCAAGTATAAGTCTTGTTACCCTGAGTTGGCTTAGCAGGCTTTTCCCACTTCTTTGTCTTCTCATTAAATACCCATGCTGAGCCAGGTGACATTCCCTTAACGGCATCTCCTGCTATGTCAGCCGCAGATACAGCCTCTGCTGCTCTAAAGCCTGATAAATCAGCCACTATCTGCCACCTCGCATTTGTTCTGCCTGTTGCATGAAGTCGAAGAAGTCTAGTTGCTTCTGTTGTTCATACTTGCCTGGTTCTGCTTTTTTTGCAACACGTGAGACAACTTCGCCAAGACGCTCTTCACTAAAACCAGGAGTCTGAGTAATTGTATCCTTGCCAGTTTTGTCTCTTTTGGTAGTTGTTGTGGTGCCAGTTTCAATCATCTTGTTAATCTCGGCCATAATCTTATCGCGAGATTCTTGATTAATGTTCTTGCTGCCAATTGTGCTTAGCAAGAACTTATCTACATTTTTAGCAATAAGTTCTGGAGACTGCTTGGTAACATACTGTGTAACTCCGCTAGACTTTATCTTTTCTGCATCGTCTGCAGATGGAACATAGTCATCCTTAAATAACTGGATTAGTTTAGTTACACTGTTGCCAGCGTTTTCAACATAGGTGTTAAAGTTATTCTGTAAGAACTTCTTAGCATTACCAATAGTTGAGATATCTGTCTTGCTAGCACCAAACTTATCAAGCCATGGGATAATCTGCTTCATCTGTGCCTTGGTTAGGCTAGATACAAAGTTGACTGTATTTACTGACACGCTTGTAGGTGTCTTGATATTTAGTTGAGTATTCTTTGCAGCCTGCTCAATTGATACACCAAGACCAGCAGGAACGGGCGCAGGAGACGGCGTAGTAGTTGTTGATGGCGTAGGCTTTCTACCAATAATTGGGTCAACCATTACTTGCTCCTCTTTGGTGGTGTATAATCGAAGATAACGCTAAAGTCATCTCCATCAAAATATCTGTCATAGAACTGACCGAACTTTACATCCTTATTACGCAACTCCCACACCTTTAGTGTGACTTGATTACGTAGGTCAATTGCTGACTTAGTATCGTATCCGATATCTCGACGCTTTAATTCATCGTTAATCTGATAGCGGAAGTTCATGTATTCAACAATAGCAGACCAGCGTGGTTGCTGAGATAGGTCTTTCCACATCTCAGGTGTGTTGGCAGCGATAGTAACGGCCTTGATAACGCTAGCCATTCTACCCTTGTCGCCACCACCAGAACTGTTAATCTTCTCATCGTACCACATAGGGTTTTCGGTCTTCTGTTGCTCGATGAAAGCGTCCTTGTACTGCTGTAGAACTACGTCTCCGTAGCCACGTGCAGGGTCTAGGTTGTAAGGTGGCTTCTTCATCTCTGTTGAAACTACCTGAATTAACTTAAACCAATCAGTCCAACCCTTGTTAACAACAGTTGACTTCATATTAAGAAGTGATGCTTCGCTAGCCTTGTACTTGCTGTCCAAGCCAGGAATCTTCTGTGTGCGAAGGTAAGCATCTGCTGCACTTGAGAATGCATAGTTGTCATCATTAAAGACTGCACCTAACGCGCTTAGGTCTGTAACGTTTGTAACTATTTCTCTTGTTGCCATGTTGTTGCGCTGTAGCAAAGCAACCGCTGTTTCGTCTGCACGAATACCAGATAGGTTGTTCTCCAACTTATCAGCAAGCATAAAGTACTCAGGATTATCCTTCATGAACTCTTCTGCGCCATTAATTGGGTCTTGCTTCATTGCTTCGTTGAATCTATCCTGATAGAATGAGATTGCTGTGCGCATCTTTGGCTGCTGTGGCAGTGTTAATGATGATACGAACTTCAATACAGATAACGCTAATGCGTCCTTTTCTGCACGAATCTGAATCTGATTCAACTGAGAAGGATTTGGTTGCTTATCATTATCTTCAATAAAGTCAAATAAGTACTGCTTGGAAATCATGTTCACATCTCTGTTAAACTGTTCTCCATCGCCTCGCCAGGCTTTGTATAACTCAGATGCTTTTCTCCATGTATTAGGAGTATAAGCAGACATATTGTTGGTTGATACACCAAATGGTAGCAAGAAACTACCTAATTTACTATCGGCAAAGTCTGTTTGCTTAGCAAAAAGGTTAGCAGTGGTGGTTGCTAGTGGACCAGCAGATAGGATAGAACCAGATGTTGGGTTAATTGGGTTAAACCATTCAACTCCAAAGCGTGCCTTTAGTCCTGTGTATGGCATAGTGTACTCAATGTATCTATTACCATAGGCATCTTCTTGTGTATCTGCGATGTATTCTGGAATCTGGGCTGCATAAGCAAGACGGATAGGCAACTCTGGGTTATCTATCATAATGCGTCCGTACGCCCTGAACTGCTCTACAACCGCAGGGAAGAAGGCTATAACATAGTTCATTAGTCCAGCAAAGTTCATATCCTTTGAGAACGCGTTAATCTTGCTGCGATACTCATTGATTGCATAAGAACGAGCAATCTTTTCGTATTGAACCTTCTGCTTTGCACCAGGAATAACACCACGCTCGTTAGCATTCATTACTAGAGTTTCTAACTTCTCATAGTACTTTGCCGCAAAGTAGTGGTTGTAATTAAGGCGTGATGTTGGCTGTGTAGCAAGCCACTGCACTATCTCTTTTTGAGTATTAACTAAACCACGTGCAATATTGCTTCTACCTAGTGCAGCAGTTGTAACGTCTCCAGATACTGGTGGACGCTCTGCAACTACAGGGTACAGTTTCTTTAACTCAACTGCTGTCAATTGGTTATTGAGAACCAGTTTGCGAACTTGCTCATTAGCAGCGATGCTATTTACGGCAAAGTTAACACGGTCATAAATGTATTCTGCATCATCACGACGTAGGCGACGAGCAGGTTTTCCTTTTTCGACAACAGTTAGACCAAAGCGGTCAATGTAAGAGCGCTGAGAGTTTTCTTGTAGCCAGTTCATTAACTCTGGCTTGCTCATGTTGCCTTCCATAATCTTAACCGCAAGTGGGTCGTTACGCAAGTGGTTATTAAGCATGTCAGTCCATGCTACAAGATGCTCTGCTTCATTGTCTGCAGCATGATAAACCGTGCCACCGTAACTTCCACGGCGTACAGATTCCATTTCTAGTTCACGAACAGATGCGAGCGCACCACGAATTTCTTCTTTGCCGTTTAACTTCTGACGGCTAATCTCACCAAGTTGACCAGAAAGCGGTGCTGGGAATTCCCAACCAGATACGCTAATCTTATCCTTCTTGATTACCTGAGTTGGGATATTATCAACAATAGCCTTCTCTTGACGACGCAATTCTGCAAGAGTTGCTGCGATTGTATCTCGAGACTCAATAACACGTTGAAGTGCTGGTGTAATTTCTACAGGCTTTGCACCCTTTTTAGGCTTCTTATAGAAACCCTCTTGTTCTAGTCGTCCTTCTAACTTCTTTAGAACTTTATCATTCTCATCGATAGCCTCACGGATGTTGCGCATATTGCGCTTAGGGCTGATGATATCCTTTTCCCAAGATGAAATTTTCTTAACTGTGTTAAGTCCATTAGTTACGGCACCTAGGGTGCTAAGTCCAAGTTGTGAGTACAAGGAGAACATTGAAGTGTCTGCCCATGCACGAAAGTTAGCATCACGAAGAATATTGGCTGTAAAACCACCACGTGCTAATGTTCCACCACGCCAGATGGCTTGCAGTTCATCAAGTGCTGTCTTTACGCCATATATAGTCGAACGTCCAGCCTTAGTAATAGAACCAGGGCGTGTTCCAAACTCCTTGAACGCTTTGTCAATAATTGCAATATCTGGAAGATAAGCACCGTTAGCAAGTTGAGTAATTAACTGTGGGTCAGAAATAGCAGTTCCATCTTCGCCAACCATGTATGCACGGTTCTGTTCTTTTGCCTGTGTTGCTTCTTTTTTGGTTAGGCGATGGTTCTTGATATAGGTATTGACAGCAAGTTCTGCAATGTCCTCATGGTGTCCATAGTTAATAGCAGCATTGCGAATTACGGTCTTTGCGTAGTTCTCAATAATCTCATTCTTTACACCTTCATTAGGTGCAGCAATAAAGTCATTGAGAATTTGTAGGGCTTCTTTTTCGTCAATAACCTTGCGAGTTACTGCATCGCGTAGGCTTGTGCGTACGCGGGTAACAGACTGAACACCTTCGTTAAAGTTAACAGTCATATGTGGAGCATCATCAACAAGACGGCTCACGAAACTAATTGGTGTGGAGAACATATTGTTCTTGTACACAGATGTGATGATATCACCAAACTCTGTTTCTTGGCGGATACCATCAATAAGTTCATTGTTGTATGTCTTGCCAGATATCTTTGTAGCAGCACCACGTACCGCCTTGTCTGCACGCATACGCTCAACCCATGCAAATTGGGAGACAGTTCTATCTGTCTGCAACCAAGAATCAAGGCTAATGGCTCGCTCAACGAAGTCTTTCTTCTTGCGAAGTACTTCTAGTTCAGCCTTAATAAGGTCTGCGCCATCTTTATACTTGCTACCAACCATCATAAGGTTGTTTTCGTGACGAAACCACATCATTCCATCTTGTTCAAGTGCAGAAACGGCAGATTCGTAGCGATTTAACTCAGCATATGTATCTGCATAGTTAGGATTGCTCTCAAGTTCATCAATTGCACTCTTATCTCCACGACCAATGCGTAGCACAAGACCAATTTCTTCGTTTGACTTGCCAGCAAGTACTGATGCAGCAACGCTACCCATGTCATTATTCTTCAATGTTGGATGATTTAGAATCGTAGCAGCATCATTGTTCTTTAAGAAATCAAATAGAGGCGTATAAATTGTTGCTTCGCCTGCAGCGGTCTTCTTGATAGTATCGATATCGATTTCAAGTTTATCTGCTAGTTCAAGTGAACGAATTCCAGTTGCTCGGCCGATTGCATCTGCAACTAAACCCTGGCTCTTAGGTACAACTCCGCCAACTAGTGCGTTCTTTACAGCCTTACCAGTAACGCTAGTTCCCTTTAGTAACGGGTCAGCGCCAACTTCAAAGCCAAAGTTAAGTAGACCAGATGTAACTGCACCGATACCCATGTTGGTATCGCCAAGTGTTTTGAATCCCTTGATGCGTGCTATTTGCTTTACAACATCTTTACCAAAGTTATAATGTTCTTGACCAACTGCAGATTCAGCATAGATTGCATCTTCTTTTACATTTTTGCCAAATGTACCAGACTTTGATACTTCGCGTCCTGCTTTACCGCCAAGACCTGCACCGATTGAGAAACCAGCGATTGCTCCAGGGATAGCACCAACGCCACCAAATGCTAGACCAACTGCTCCGCCAGCAAGTGCTCCTGCAACTCCGCTAGCAATAATATTTAAGCCAGCAAGAAATCCTTTTGCAGCATCATCTTCTGCTGTTGCTCTGACGAAAGCATAGTTAGAACGTACATTCTTTGCACCAGCCATCAGTGCCTTTGAAAGTTTACCACCAGTTGCTTCGTCAATCTTAGGAATGACTGCAAGTGGTGTGTACTTCATTGCTAATTCTGTAGCCTTAGTAGCGCCTTCAATTGTTGCAACACGCAATTTCTCAACATCTTGATTTGTAATCTTACGAGTTGGAGCAAAGCGTGCTTGCACGACAGTGTTACCAGTCTTTGCTGGAATTGACTTAGCAGTATCTAGGCTTACACCAAAAGGAATGCGGCCATTCTTTGCTGGGACAGCATCAGTATTGACATTGTTGCCCATGTCCTTTTGAAGATTGCCAATGTATTCCCATAAATTCATAGAATGGTCCTAAGGTAATTTACATAATCCTTAGTACCCTGTGAAGTATCTACCTGCTCTGCCCATAGTTCGATGATTGGAAAATACTCGCGTACTAAATCTAAATCAGGGTCGTTAACAACTACTTCTTCTTTTGGAAGTGCTAGTGTTTCTGGTCCTGGTGTGCTGCCAATTGGAGCACCTGTTGTGATGTTCTCTTCTGGGAAATCAGATGGTGCAGTCAATGGACGTGCTTCTACCATAGGCATAGTACGTTCTACTTTTGGTGTAGCAGCCTTTGGTGTAGGTGTTGGTCCTGCCATTGGAGCGCCTTCTTGCTGGCGCATTGTAGCCTGTCCCTGCCCATAACCCATACCAGGAATGTACTTGGGAGCCTGTGTTCCATTTCCGCTCTGACCATTACCACCTAGTGCGTTAACGTTAGCAGGATTGTTCTGTGGCGCATTTGGGCGCATTCCTCCACTGACCATTATTCCTCCTACTTAGTAAATTGTTCAAATATATGAAACGGCGGAGCCGTCTCGTTGTTATTAAGTGCTGCAATTCGCATTGCATCTAGCATTGTAGTTCCTGCGTGTAGAGCACCTACTGCAAAATCTCCACCAGAACCGATGCCATAAAATCCTGTGTTATTCATACCAACTGCAAAGTCGGAATCTACTTCAAAAATAGTTCCATTAATTGCTAGTAACAAGTTAAGTTCAAATTTATCATCATCATTTGATGTTTTATTGAACTCCACACCTGATTCGGTGAGTGCTACTTTAAGTGATGGTATTACTTTGTTGATTGCAAACTCATATAAGTTTGCCTTAGCCTTTACCGTAACTAACGGAGGTGTCCATCCATGAAGCACTACCTGTAAAGCGCGGTAATCACCAGCGCCGCCGATAATGTAACTTCCACGTTCAACTACTTTGACCATGCTAGGGTGGGTATAAACTTTACCACCCGCACTAACACGACTATCAGATACAATTAAGCACTTGTCGTCGTGCTGCAATCCGATAATCGTTGTCATTGTCCCCTACTTAAGTTATCTACGCGTTACTGTGCGTACTGATGCTGTTGGAGTTCCTCCTCCAGATAGACCAGAGAGTAAACTTTGAATACTTGGTGGTGCTTGTGGTGCTCCTTCTGGCATTCCTTCTGGCATTGGTGCGCCTTCTGGAGAGCCTCCTACTGGAGAACCAGGGGGAACAGGGGACGGTTGCTCAACCGATGGAACCCCAGCAGGAGGAACTTGTTGCTCTGGAGCAAAGGTTGCTTCAATTGCATCTTCAAGTGCCTGTCCCTTTTGGCGTGCCTTGATAACATCAGCAATCTTTCTAACAACTACGCTTGGGTCTCCACCACTTGTAGCCATCTGTGGAATTGCTTGTGTATATGCAGTCAATGAACCAAGAAGCGCATCGCGCATCTTTTCAATTTCAATCTTTTCTAGTTCCTGAGATACGTTAACTGTAAATGGAAGTTCACGCATAGCCATATCCTTGGAGATTAATCCACCACCAAGTGCCTGTAGCATGAAGATAAGTCCCTGTGCTGGGTTAAGACCAGCCAACATACCATAACGAACATCTGCTGAGTAATCACCCTTGATGTCCTTCTTAGGTGAGTATGTAATTTCATAAGGTGAACCTGAATCAACACCACGAATTGTCTTCTCCTGTGGGAAGATTCGCTCATCAACTTCAAAGCATACCTGGATAACATCGCGTAGTGCAGATGCAAAGATTGCTTGAGCAGATTTAACCTGTGTATCAAAGGCTCCCATAAGAGCCTGTACGCCTTGTCCTGTAACAACTGATGCACTGATGTTACCAGTACGTGATTCAGGATAGCGAGCACCCACGCGAAGTTCTTGGTTAAGCAAACCTTGCTCTGTGAATGCACCTGCTGGAATATTAAGTTCTACACGACGTACACCTGCTGGGTTAGAAGTACGGATAACCGCATCTCCACCGAGTTGCAACTCCTGTACATCCTGTGGAAGTACGATAGGTGCCTGTACTGACTTCTCTGCTGCTTCCATCGCAAGTAACGCGAAGCGGTTACGCAGCAATTGAATTCCAAGGATGTCGTCAAACTGTCCACGAAGTTCATCATCAATAGATGGCTTACGGGCTACGACAACCATCATCTTTCCCAATGGATTCTTGGCGTGTGAAAGAACCAGATTATCCTTTGTAGGGATGTAGATGATTGATTGGTCTTTGTCGAAGTAACGAATCATTTCAACTTGAGTATTCAAATCCTGCTTGTAGCCATGGCCACCTAACAAGGAGTATTCGTACTCTGGGAATAATGAAACTAACTCTGCCAAAGAAGTCATGTAGCGTTTTGCAAAGGCAATGCAGCGTCCGTAGCGGTCGAATTCTGGGTAAGCACCCAGTGGGTTTTCTAGGCGGATGCGCGGCAACTTTGCTTCCTCATCCAATTCAATAAAGAATGGGAGGAAACCGTAGGTTAGATACCAGTCAGCACCTTGGTACATCTGTACCGAAAGGTCTGAATGAGAAAAGTAATTTGATGCAATACGTGTACGCTTATCAGCAAATCCACGTGCTCTATCTGAAACAGAGTTAGCCGCTGAGCAGTTAACCGCAGGAAGCGGAGCCATAACTTCTGACAAGTCGCGTGCGACAATGTCGATAAAGTTGGCAACTACGTTAGCATCTACTCCGTCTGGAAAGAAGTCAGGATAGACGGATGCAATGTTACCCTTGCGAACTGCAAGAACGTCAAGGTTACGACCGTCACGTTCAGCGTTGCGGTAGCGAAGGTTCTCAACTCTCGCTGCAACTTGTTCCATTGATAATGCCATTGTTGTCCTAACTATAAGTTTCTTGCCATTGCTCAGCGAATGCTTCGTCTAAGTTCAATGACATGCGTTGTTGCTTCTGACTTCTGGTAGCCCAGCGATTGGTTTGGTACTGACCCACCGCAGAAGACTGTTGCATTAATTCACGTACACGAATGATAGCAAACCATAGAGCCATCACGCAGTCAGTGGGGTTCTTAGTATCTGGCTTCCAAGTAATCAACTGCTGCACCAAAGACTTAAGTCCTTCTGAGCCTTCGTTACTTGGTAGTTCAATGATACCGTTGTTCTGGTAACGTTCATTACTAATGCTACCAAAAAGGCTAGCCATAGATGCTACACCGAAAGATGTGTCCCACTTGTTCTTGCCTGTGAAGTGTGAGTTCAACTGGCAACCATATGTTGCTAGGTAGTTACGTAAGTCCGTATCCATAGCGTAGTACTTCTGGTGTGCGTTAATTTCCACACGGAACTCTTGAGGATGGTACTTCTCAACCCACTCACGAATAAGAGCGTTCTCTTTCTGAGGTGTTGGGTCTGCCATGTTTACGCAGTCCAGTACATATATCTGACCATCGTCGCGGTTGTAAGTTACTGCTACGAAAGCAGAGCGACCAGATACTGCAGGGTCAAAACCAATTACTGTGTAGGTTGAGCCTGCTCTTGCTGGGTGTCCTGGGACTCCAGGTTTAAGCGGTCCACGCTTTCGCATACCGTTAACACATCCTGCAACTGCTGTTGGCGGGAAGATGGAATCTTGCTGGACATCTTCTTGCTGGTAGACCATAGCCCATACAGACGGAGCGACCTCAGAGCGACGCTTAAAGAGCGAGGGTCCATCCCACTTGGGGTATAGTCCATCTTCAAATTGCTCATCTAAATCGTTCTCCTGGATGTTGGTCTTAGGCCACAACGTTTTCCAGTTCTGCGGGTTCTCGTCAAACTGTAGAACGGCAGGCATGGCACAATATGTGAACGGGGTCTTACCACCAGTCCATTGTGCGCCATCGCGTATCATTTTGTACAAATCTACGGGAGCGACACGGGTTCCTACTATAAGTAATTTTCCGTGCCGTCCCAGACGTGTGATAACTTCCTTTTGAAGCCATTCAATTTGCTTCTCCCATTCATGGGCATTTGAGTTCATCACAACGTCGTCTAGGATAATCAGGTCGGCGCGTGCGCCGTAAATCTGGGAACCAAATCCAAGTGCTTGCACTGTGGGGTCTTTCTCGCCAGAATCTCGTCCCGTTCCTAAATATATCATATCAGCAGACCATTGAGTAGCATCTGCCTTGTAGCCTCCATTTGGCCCAAAGGCTGTCTGGAGTTTCATATATGCTGGGTGGCTAAGACGTGTCTTAATCGCACCTAAGAATTTACGTGCCATACCCTGGGTCTTGGACACGATGATTACTCGCGCATTAGGGTTGGTCACAATTGTATACAACGTATAGTTGGTTGTAATGGTGGTTGACTTGGCGTGCTCAGGTGGCACGTTAATCAGGACACGCTTTGGGTCTCCTGGCTCGTAAGTCATACCTGCAGGTTGCCATCGTGGGTCACGACCTTCAATCAGGTCTAGCCAGTTAAGTTGATGGTCAAAGAGGGTAGTGTCTAGGAACTGCTCTGAGAAATCGGGATAGGATATATCCTTGAGTTCTGCCAGGTCTGCTTTGATGCCCTTACCCGCAAGGCGGGCTTTCTCAGACTTTTCCTTGAAGGATTCGTCCACCATGACCCATTGACGGAAGGCAGTATCTTGTCTACCCACTGCCGCCATAGCCGCTGTTATGGTAGCACCCTGTTCTAGTAGGGCTAGTACTTTAGCCTGGGCTTCCTCTTTAGGTACCGATTGTACCCCTGGTTTACGTCCCAATTTAATCTCCTAAAAACGCCTATTTAACGGTAGGGCTAAACGGGCATAATTGTCCCATTATAATTATAATTTCATATATATTATATATAGGAGGAGCGGAGTCTTAAACGGAGCGACTCCGTAATATGTATTTATATACATAATAGATAACCTGTTCAAACAGGTAAATCCGAACAAAGTTCGGGAATATATTTTTCGCAGTAGTACTTTTGAGCGTATATAGCCCCCAAATATAACAGAAAATTATGGTTGGATACTATAGGAGTACAGTCCAACGATTTTTAACAACCCACCCTCAAACAATTCTCAGCAAACTCACAGGAACCTTTAAGGTTCTATCTGTCCACATAGTGAGACACTAGTCTCACGATACGAGATGAGGGTATCTGAGAGATACCTGAGAATTAAATGAGGATTTCCTGAGCATGGAACTATCTCCCAAGCCTGAGAGTTATCTGGGGGTATCCTGAGAATTGGCTGAGAATTTTCCAACACAAAATCTGAGAGATTCCTGAGAGAAACCTGAGAGTCCTCGCATCCCTAGAAATGTCGATAAATCGATAAGGCTCGACCCCTGTCGGGTTAGCCCGACATGTACGAGATTTCCTTTTCCCATGCTACAATTTTCCTATGGCAACAACGCCATGAACCCAAATCAAGGAGAAAAATCATGTCAGCAACAACAAGCAAAAAAGCAGCGTCTAGCACTAACAATTCACCTGTCGTAATTTCTGCACCAGCTATCGAAACCGCATGGTCTGACCTAGTAGTCCAAACAACTACCAGCGAGCAAGGCGCGATCCGCGCCTGTCTCGAACTCGCCAAGCAGATGAAGAAATCTCAACTCTCAATCCGCGACATTCAGAAAGTCATCAAGGCAACAGGTCTGGAGTCTCCCTTTGTAAAGGTTTCCCATGTCGAGGGTCTGCCATCCATGCTCGCGCTCCAAAAGGTCGCGGGTTTTTCTGCCCTACCTCTCGCAAAGCAACTCTCAACCGCTACCGCTTCCTATAAATTGCTCGGCGCAGGTATCGGCGAGCAGATGCCGAGCCTAGATGCGTTGGAGTCTGAAATCGCTCGCGAGCGCAAGGAAAAGAACAACAAGCAAAGCGAGCCAAAAGAGGACAAGCCAGCAAAGCCAGCAAAGACCAACGCGGACACCTTGAAATCTATCCTCGCGTATTTCACCGCGCTAGACCTTGCGAAAATGACGGATGATGACTTAGACCTAATCGCGGAAATCCACGCGACTATCGAAAACAAGGTCGAGGTCATGGCGTAACCCGACAAGAGAAAAGGCTCGACCCGAAAGGGTCGGGTCTTTTTTTCTGCCCAAAATTACCTGAGAGTTTCCTGAGAAAATCCTGAGAAAATTTCCCGACACAAACCAACACAAACTTTTATTCGCGGTCGGACGGCGTTTGATTTGCGGGGTGACGGCTGTTTATTCGCGGTGCTTTGTCGGGTTAGCCCGACAGGAGTGTGATTACGGCTCGAAGGATTAAGGGTGCTTGACCAGTTGTTTTCCGTAGTCTATACTTAAGTTATTGGCAGGCAATAGGGCTTGCTGATAAAACCCAAGTGTCGGGTTAGCCCGACAGAGAGTGAGTATGAAATGAACCTAGATGAGTTAGTCGCTCACCTTGAAGTTCGTACGAATGTACTGAACGAGAAGCGAGCAGAGCAGGAACGATACGAGCGTGGCGTACGCGCCATGCGTGAGGCTTCTAATAGGGAGTCACAATGAAGATTAGATGCACTAAGTGTAGTATCGAATTGCGCTATCGAGAGATGGCATTGTGCGCGGAGATAAATGATGACTACGGCACAGACATACAACTATGCACAGATTGTTTTACTATCCTGAATGTGAACATGGTATGAATTGCGAAGGGTGTAAGAAGCCTATGTGGTTAGAAGGTCGCATAGATGATGACATTCCCCTGTGCCATGAGTGTTATGTCCATTACGCTGAAAGCGGTGAACTTGCCCAAATGTTTCCCGCATGATAGAATTAAGGTATTAAGCGGATAGCCTAGTCTATGAATTTGGGCATACGCTAGGCTGGTGGCTCACTCTGGAGACATGTGGAGTGCAGGTTCGATTCCTGCGGTGAGCGCGTGATAACAAATCGTTATCATGTCGGGTTAGCCCGACAGTATAAAGGAGTTATGATGTACCTACAAACTGGTGATGTGTTCGCAATAACACTCGCACTATTCGCAGTAAATGTTGTTCTAGTCCTAGCCTTTCGCAGAGTCTATGTATTAGAAAAGCAGATTGTTAAACTTCGTCGCCAAATCAGAGAGGCTAAGTAAATGTACCCAAGCGCAGATGAATTAGTAGCCAGCGGAATTTCCGACACAAATTCGTGGGAGTCGCGTATGGATTACCAACTTGTCCAAGAAATCCTCGGGCATAGCCTGACAGAAGGAGAATGGGCAGAGATGATTGAGGCTCTTGATGATGTAGTCTTTGAGACTGTTATGAGTTTTCAGAGATGATTAAGATTGAGTTCTCCGAGCGTGAGTGGCATGCCGTCATGGGTGCTTTGCGTATGCAGGAAGAAGGTCACAAGCGTAATGATTTTAAGGCATTGGTATTGGAAATGCAAGAAATTCGCTCTCGCATGAATGATGCCATGATTGACAGTAAGTTGCCAGCGTAGTATGATTAGGGTATTCGTTGCAAAGCGTAACGGATTAGGTTGTCGGGTCAGCCCGACAGATTGGAACGACAATGACAGATAACGAAGTCAAAGACATTTGCTCGGTATGTACCACCGAGTATAGTGTGGACGACTTAATTACAACTGAATACGATAGTCTTGTATGCGGTGATTGCGTTACCACTTGCGAGCGTTGTGACAGCGTTGGCTCAATCAATGACGCTTTCCACACAGTAGATGGTAACGACATCTGGTGTGAGTCATGTACCGAGCGCAGAGCGCATTGGTGTGAGCGTTGTGAGGAGTATGACTCAGGCACTTCGTTCTACATCTCAGATGTGCAAGAGTCTTGGTGTGAGGGTTGCGCTGATGCTTCTGCTTACTGGTGTGACGAATGTGATGAGTACAATGCAGACGGATGCGATAGGTGTTCTGATGACATGAGTAGTGACGGCTCACGCCTTATTCATGATTACAGTTACCGCCCTGATGCTATCTTCCACTCGACCAACAAGGATGAGCGATTGTTCTTTGGTATCGAGATAGAAGTAGAGGCTAAGGATGACCTTCGTGAATCTGCTGAGTATGCACATCAACTAGAGTCTATGGACTTAGCCTATCTTAAGCATGACGGCTCGCTTAATAACGGGTTCGAGATAGTCACACACCCTATGTCTCATGACTTCTTTAAGAATGAGGCTGGTGACTTCTTTGCAGTAATGGAAGGTCTGCGTTCACAAAGTGGCATACGAGTCAAGTCTTGGGATACAAGAACATGTGGTTTGCACATTCACATCTCACGCACAGGGTTCAATGGTGGTTCGCACATGCACCGATTCCTCAACCTTGTGTATTCCAATCCTGACTTCTACTCAACCCTAGCAGGTCGGACATCTGACCAATGGGCTAAGTTCACAGACATCTGGCAACGCGAATACAAGCGTGATGCTAATGGTGAGCGTGTATGGAGTGAGGATACAGGGTACGAAATTACTGACAAGCGCACCTTCATGCATAAGTTGCAACCCGACCGCAACTCAGACCGATACTCAGCGGTCAATACCAACAATCGTGAGACACTAGAGATGCGTATCTTTAGAGGTAGCGTTAATGGTGACACGATTAAAGCCCAGATAGACTTAGCGCATGCCAGCGTTGAGTACACCCGAACCCTTACTGTCCAAGATGTGCGCGAAGGTGCATTGTCTGCCGATAACTTCATGTGGTATGTATTCCAGCATGAAGCGTTGTACCCAGAACTAACCGCCCGTATAGATAAATTAGTTGTCGGGTTAGCCCGACAGAATGAGAGTGTGTAAGATGTGTTTATTAGTTGTAGCCTCGCCTAATTCCACGCCTCGTAAGAAGGACTTGGAATGTGCATCATGTAATAATCCGCATGGCTTCGGCTTTGCGGTAGTCACGCCAGATGGCATTGTCACTGGTCGTGGTATGTCCAGCAAGAAAGTAATCAAGCAATTCCTAGAAGTACGCAAGCAGTATCCAGATAGTTACGCCATGTTCCATGCTCGCTATGCAACGCATGGTGTCAAGAATGAGGAGAACTGTCATCCGTTCAAGGTTCCGTATGATGCTACCTTTGCACCAGATACATACCTTGCACACAATGGTATCCTTGACATCAACATCAGCGCTGGCGACCGCAGAAGTGATACGCGTATCTTTGCAGAGGATACCTTGCCTGCTATGGGTGGTGTGTCTGCATTAGATGACGACCATGTGTGGGCTATGGTTAGCAAGTGGTCACTAGGTAGCAAGATTGTTATCTTTACCCTAGACCCTAAGGCTAAGGAGACTTGCTACATCATCAACGAATCATCAGGCTTCTGGGACGACGAGGGCATGTGGTGGTCTAACTCTACCTACAAGCAATCATCATGGTCTACCTATCTAGGTACGCCTAGTGCTACATCAGCCAATGCGCTCAATGATAGTGGTTATGAAGAAGTTGCTGCATGTGCTCACTGCCTAAGTGTTGGTGAGTTAGACTCCAACCCGTACTATTGCGAGATGTGCTTTACTTGCTATGACTGCGATGGTATGTACCAAGATACCTGCCTATGCTGGACACCCGAGTCAGACCGCTACGCATCCAACAAGAAGGGTAAGGTATGGCAGTATGACAACTACTTCGGATTCTAGTGTCGGGTTAGCCCGACAGTCAGACCCATTTGCAGGCATGTGGGTGGCTGGCTGGATAACTTCGACACAAACTATTGACGGACTCGTACATTATGGTCCGTTCGACACCAAGGAACTTGCCCTAGAGTGGGGCAAGGAATTGACAAATGTAGAGGTGTATCGTATATTTGTACCCTCACACAACGCAGGATAGGAGCATCATGACGACAGAACAGAGAGAGCAGTTACGGGAAGTCCTGATAGACTACCTGCAAGTGCTTACAAGTACCACAGGACTATATAAATATGAATACGAAGGTAGGCACGACGCACGCATAGCACAAGTCCGATTACTACTACGAGAGGTGGCATAATGGTAAACAGTATACGAGTACGAGTAAAGTATGAAGAGTGGCTTACTATCGAAGATGTAGAGTCGGAAGACCAAGCACTCAAGATTGCGTACAACATCACAGTAGATGAGTATGGTCAGGAGTTTGCTGACTATGCTGTATTTGATTTGGAAAGTGAGGTAGGCGCATGAGTTATGAGCCACCATTGAACGATGATGTATTCGAGTTGGATGATGAATACGAGGAACTTGACGAGGATACACTTGACGACCTAGTAGACTACGACGGAGAACCAGACAGGATGTGGGGCGATGATTAGTCAATTGCAAGGGCTTTGTAGTGGAGACGAGAACCCTGATGCATGGTTTCCAACTGTGCCGAATGGTGGCAGACCTGACACTATTCTAAGGCGTATGGTGCCAGAGATTAAGTATGCTATGAACATGTGCGGTAGGTGTCCTATTCAGGAGAAGTGCCTAGAGGAAGGCATGAAGCCTGAAAACCTAGCGTATGGTATTTGGGGTGGTATACTTGCTGGTCAAAGAATAGCAATGGCTAAGGAACGAGGGCTTGACTATCGGGTTGACCCTTACAATACAGGGCGAAAGGTTCGCTCTAGGTACAGTGATGAAGTAGGTCCAAGTCGTAAGGTTACTGCCGACGAAGAAGAAGCAGCGACAATGTTTGCGACAAGGATTAGACCCTACTTGGAGGCATAGTATGACAAGAAAGATGCTTATATTTATTGTTATTGTTGCATCGGTATACATATTCAATAACAGTCGGGTTAGCCCGACAGAGGATAAGTTACCAGTAGATAGAGAATGGGTAGTCGAAGACAGCAAGGCGTATGCTCATGATGTTGTCCTAGCGTGGGCTGCTAATCAGTACGAATGTTTGGACAAACTCTGGACGCAGGAATCCAACTGGCGAGCAGAGGCATACAACAAAGTAAAGGTAATGGGTAAGAATGCTGGAGGCATACCGCAGATACTTGGGTTAGACCCCAAGACACCTGCACCAGTACAGATTGACAGAGGCTTCGCCTACATCATGCATAGATACGGCACGCCTTGTATGGCATGGAAGTTTCATCAAAAGAAAGGTTGGTACTAATGCCGACGTATGATTTCAAGTGTGGTACTTGTGGTGCGATGCGAGAGGTATTCATCCATCATAAAGAGTATGAGAAGTATGTTGTAAGGTGCGAAGTAGATTACAAACCTATGGAGCGCGTGTTCTCAGCACCAGCAATTAAGTTCAATGGTACTGGCTTCTATTCTACAGGAGGGTAAATGACCGATGAAGAGATGCAGAAACTACAAGAGCAAATTATCCAAGGTATCGAAGAATACTTTGATACTTACGACTGGGACAAAGCGTTCCAAAAATACTTGGATACACAATGACAAGAGAATACATAACTAAAGCACACTATCCACACTATCCAGAGGAGGAGTCTATGAAAGATAGCAATTGGGACTTAGATTACAGGGCAGGACTAGAGGGTGAGAGTAAGGTCGCAGACTTGCTTCACCTTGATACAGTAGAAGTTAAGACCGACAAGAAGTGGGTCAAGACAGGCAATCTATACATCGAGACTGAGTGTTACTATCAGAACTCACAATCATGGGAACCATCTGGTATTCGGGTTAGTCAGGCTACGCATTGGGGATTCGTGCTTGAAGATTCGGTACTTATAGTTCCACTATTCAGACTCAAGGAAGTTATCTGGGAGGTTGGTAGACCAATCACTTGCGACATCCAGCCTAACCCTTCACGTGGCTATCTCGTAACTCCTGGAGCAATCCTAGAGCACATGAGAACGGCACGTGCTAAGGAGATTGCTGCACACGATGCTTATGAAACCTACAACTCAGAACAGGACAAGATAACTGAGACTATTTATTAAGGTCATCTCGCCTGTACTTGTACCACTACTCATCATCGGCTTCGTCTATCTGCTCTGGTTGTTCGTCGTCTATCTCAGTTACTGGGTCAGCGATATCCTTGTCTAGGAATGGCTTGTAACCACCGATACGATTGATTAACTTCTTGATGGCACGATTGTGCCTCATACGAGCAGCATCTTCACTACCTATCTCCATTTCTTTGGCGATAGCAGCGTAATCCAGGGACTCAGCATACTTGTAGAACAGGACAGTCTTATCGTCTTCATTTAGTTTAAGGTATGCTGCTTTAATTTCGACCATCATCGCCATCATGTTACCGCCCTCTGATGGTGCTGGTGGTCGCCCTGTTTTACCAAGGTTAAGGATAGGCATTACAGTAAAGTCATCACGCAATATTGCAGGCAGTAATGCCTCAACCATATCTGGTTCATAGTAGAACAAGTCTGATGTTTCATAGCCAACTGATTTGGCTTTCCAAGCCTGACAATAATCTAATGCTTGATTGCGAAGCGAACGATAGATTAAGTTCTTGGCATCCTTATGACCGATTGCTTCCCACTCATCTAACTTATTAGGATGCTTAAGGAACCACTCATACAATGACTGTTGGATATCTTCTCGCTCAACCATGTCATACTTCTTATGGTATTCATCAGAGACATGAGCGATGACATAATCCCAAGGTTCAATTCTGTCCCAAGGTAACATCATCTGCCCCACACCTTACCTTCCACAATGAATGAACCATCTTTAGCGATTGGAATTGTTACTGGTACTACTGTCTTGCCATCTACATACAACATACCGAAGCCTTGTTGCCATGTGAACAGTCCGCCCTTGATGTATTTGGCTTCCTTATACTTCATAAGGTTGCCCACTTCCATACCCCATACAGTCTGAGGTGTAGAGTTACCATAGGATTGCGTGTGATGTGATAGACCCATGCGGTGCGTGTGTCCACACACTACGGACTTGCCCGTACGCATCGCTAAACCAAGGGCTGTAAGCCCTCCAATGGACTTCATAGAGCCTTCATCACCATGCATAAGCAACCAGTTAGGTGCTAACTCATAAGGCTTCTCATGGTATGTAGCACCGATATCTGGTAGGCGCAAGAACTGTGGTAAGTCCAACTCGGGTAGCCCAAGTAACCCAGGAGCACGCATCATAACTGTGTTATACAATCGGTCCGTGTGGTTTGACCGAATGATATGCTTGACCTTGAGTGACTCGAGTACCCGAGTTGTCTCGTCCCTATCCCTACCAATAGAGCGTTCATACTCTAGTGGAGTTCCCTTTGACCATTTAGAAATAGTCTGCATATCCATTTCATCACCAACGGATACTACTTCGGTTGGCTTGTAAGCCTTGATAAAAGCAGCAAGGTTGGCAACGGCACGCTTATCGTGATAAGGTATTTGCAAATCGGACACACAGACTATAGTTTTCATGGCTTCTTTTTAACCGCTTTCTTAGTAGTTTTTTTAGCCGTAGGCTTAGCAGTCGGCTTAGCGCGACGCTTGTTCTCTAGTCCCACATTCTTACTTTTGGAAATGACTCGGAGGTTTGAGAGCCTGTCATCGCCTGCTCTACCTTTGTTATTCTTGTGGTCTACTTCCGAATCTTTCGGGAGGGTTTTACCCGTTGCTTTCTCATAATCCACGCGAGCCTTATTCGAAGACGTAGTGGTAGTACTGCCGTCCTTTTTCTTGCGCTTAAAGACATAGATTGGTCTCCCGCCGTTTTGCTTACTGCCTTTATATGGTCCGAAGATTTTCATTCGCTATCCCATTGTCCTCTCAGTACTAGCAATCCAATGATTGCATAGTTTGCCATATCCTTGAAAGAATCCTCAAGTGATTCGTGTTCTGGATTTTTGTTTGTGTCGACCAAGTTATTGATTCGCGCTAGTTTGTCGTGCATTCGTACGCGTAGCCCATTTAATGGACCGCCAGGACTATCACTGATGTTCTTCGGACCGTAGTCTGCATGCTTCGATAGAAGCAAGTCGAACAGTTCAGATGTAGTATCTCCCAAGTCATTAACGAACTTAGTGTTTGCCATCTTCTTCTCCTTCGTCTAGTAGTTCTTTTAATTCATAATCTATCTCGGACATGTGTTCGTGAATGATTGCATCCTCGACCAACTTCTTCATCAGACCTATGTCTGACTCTGCTGCGTACAATGTTCCGTAGGTTAGTTGTACAATGGAGCGTACTTCCTCTGGGTCATCAGCCTTGTCAAAAAGTTGACGTAGTAGGCTGCCAATCAATAACCTATACCCATTAGGCAAGATTATCTCAGGGTTGAATTCCTCTTCTTCATTGTCGTCAATCATGTGGTCAGTTGCTTCGAAGATGTTATCGAACTGCTGTCCGCACACTGCGCATGGTGGAATCTCAATCAATGTTTAGTCCCATCTTTTCTCTAATGAAGTCAGCACCGTGTCTGATGTACGCCGAGTTGACATCTTCCCCATCGCCGAAAGTAACAGTAGTAACTGGTAACTCTCTAGAAAGGCTTGCTGCGAATTCACGACCTGGGGCATCTCCGTCGGCGAAAACAAAGATACGTTCGAAATCTGCAAGGAGTCTTGTATAGTGTTTCTTCCAAGAGTTTGCTCCAGGAACGCCAACGCAGGGAATTCCAACCAACTTAGACATAGTAAGCGTGTCCAACTCGCCTTCACAGACTCCAATCCAATCGCCAGCATGCTCAATGTCGAGTACGTTATACATGCGAGTATCAACACCGACCATACCCATATACTTCGGTTCAACGGCAGGATTAAGAGAGCGGAAACGCAAATCAACCACGCCAGTCTTCGTAATGTACGGAATACTGAGCCTTCCTGTATACTGTTCATGTCCAGGTTCAGGCTCCTCTACTACGCCTAATCGCGCCAGACGCGCTACTTCCTTTGTGATTCCCCGACTTTCCAGGTAATCTTCCGCCAGATGAATACTTCCCGCGTACTTGCTGGTGGCTCTCCCCAGTAATTCCTTCTGCGATAGACTTTGCTTCACGTATATCACACCCTTCTTTCTTAGCAATTATTTGAATGCTATTGCCTTGCATACCACACGCGAAGCAATTAAATATATTCTGTCTTGTATTGAAACTTGCACTTGCATGACTATCATTATGGAACGGACACTTGATGTTGACTTGACCAAAGGCACGTGTAATGTTGGCACCGTAGTGCTTCAACACTGATACTATGTCTGGTAAGTCATCCACCAAATACATCGCCCAACCTTAATACTAGATATGAATCTGCTATTGACTTGCCTCTTGCTTTGATTAATACCGCGGGTAAGACTTGGCTTTTATCAAGTCCTCTTGCTTCCGCGTAGTGAACTGCCTCGAGTTGGGCTTCCTTGGTCCAGCCACTAAGGTCAATGGCGTTGCCTGCACCTGGCGCTTTACATTCGATAACGCCAATGCTTCCAAGGAAGTCTTTGCGGACAACAACGTCACCCTGGTCTTTCGCACCTGTTCGAGCAAGTCGTTCACTATCGTATCCATTTGCTCTAAACCAGTCTCGGATGTCGGTTTCATACGTCGCACCTCTAGCCTTGTGACTCTTCCTTGTTGTCATCTTCATCCTCAAAGTTAGGTAGTTCTAGATTCTCGATTGAATTGCGGAGCGATTCCTCAAACTTAGATGTGATTGCATCCGCTGCATCCTGCCACCCCTGAACGTACGCTTCCTGCTTCATAATCTTTAGTGTCTTTTCCATTAGCATAACCTCTCCTAAACATTCTCTGGTATATCGTCGATGTACATATATTCTGGATTAAACGCAAGCCATGTCATGAGCGTTCCATTCGCGTCTGCTCGTCCATAGCGATTCTTGACTGATGCAACGCCCATTGATGTGCCAACAGTTCCAAGTGTACATATAAGCGCAGGGAGTTGAGAGACTTTTCCTTGAATAGCACTTCGCGGTTGACAAGGATTTCCTGGAACTGCTTCCGAAGTGTGGTGTAGTACAACAATCGCTGCATTAGTTGCTCTCGCAAGATACTTCAACTCCTTCATAATGGCTCGCATGGAAGCGAACTCTTCGCCACCATCGGTGGCAACATCCATGAGGTTGTCCAAGACAATGAGAGATGGGCTGCATCCCCACAACTCTTCGAATGCTTGGACTTCCTCATCGATATCTTCTAAGGTTGGTGAGGATTCAAACGACCAGATTATATGACTTCCTTTTTGGAGGACTGCTTTAGTCCAACCAACATCAGTATTAAGTTTCTGCTCTACGTCTGACTGACTCTTCCCCGAAATCATAGATGCCAAACGCATTGCCATAGTGTGTGCATTAGTATCCGCAGATATGTACAAAGTAGGCACATTCGTTTTGAGTGCAAGTGCCAAGGCTAGGGTTGATTTACCCGCTCCTGGAGCACCTGCAAACATAGAAACTTCTGAACGACGTATGATAATCTTGTTCTGTTCAAATGCTCTGAACGAACTAGGAAGAGGTTCCCCTCCAATAGAGGCACGTCCTACTGAGCGTACTAGTGTTCTCATTTGGCTCTCTTCCTAGTTAATTCAAAATGGAAATTCTTCTGGTATTAGTTTACTGGCTTGCACTGGTCCGCGCCCTGAGGCATCGGACAGACCCACATCGCGTATGGGTTTCCCGTCTTGCTGGAGATTCCCGACTTGTACTTGCGAGGTCCGTGCTGGCACGTCGGTCCACCCTGTACGGGGGTTGCTGGAGCCGTAGCGGACGGAGCCTGCGCCTGGGGTGGTACGGATGATACTGGTGGCGGAGTGCCTTGAGTTGAAGGCGATGTCGCTAAAGGGAGTGCTCCGTAAGCACCTACAATCAAACGCTGTACAGAAGCGACTTGATGAGAGTAGTCACCAATTCCCTCTAGTAATACGCTGAGTTCGTCTGCTGTCTGAGCACGCACGTTAATCATGTCACCCGATGGTGTCTTGTACGATACTTGTAACTTCCAGTCTTCGGCCATTTATTTATCCTTCTTGATAGAGAATTGGCAGTACTCGGTGAGTCCACACATGTACTGACAACTGTTTGTG